TAGGTTTAGTTATATTTACGCAAGTTGCACCTGTATGGTTTGATGTGCCTACAGTAGTACCCACTATAGTTGAAGGATTTAGTATTTTAGGAATCCAGTTAACTCCAGATGTGGTAGAATATGTAACTGTAGAAGGGATGTTGAAGTTTGATGAGATATTCAAATGGGCAACAATGATAATTGAATTCTACTTTGGAGCACAACTAGCAAAAGGTAGGTAAACATGAGAAGGGCGATTGTTATACCCGATACCCATTTTCCGATACATGACGAGAGTGCGGTTAAGGTGGTACTAAAGGCGATAGAATTTGTTAAACCAAACATATTTATCAATTTAGGTGATGTTGGAGAATGGGAGTCTGTATCTGCTTGGCAGTATAAAAGACGAAAACGCCCACCAATAGAATACCAGTTGAGAGAGATGGTTGCAGAAATCAAGGAAGTTAATAAGTGTATTGACAGATTTGATAAGGTCTTAGATAAGATTAAGTGTAAGGAACGCTATATACTGGCTGGAAACCATGATGAGTGGCTAGATAGTTGGGTGGAAGAGAATCCTTTTTTAGATCAATACACATTCAGAAATGCTTGTAAGTGGGATGAAAGGGGATATGAGTATAGAGTCAATAATGAAGTTCTGAAAATAGGTAAGTTGAATTTCATTCATGGTGCATATACTACAGTTAATCATTCCAAGAAACATCTTGATAGTTATGGTGCAAATATTGTTTATGGTCATGTACACGATATACAACGATATTCAAAAACCAAACTGGATGATGATGGTATAGCTGCTTGGTCAATGGGTTGTTTAAAGAATATGTCTGCTGAGAAGAATAGATGGCTTAAAGGTAGACTACATAACTGGAATCACTCTTTCGGCATTGTAACTTGGTTTGATGATGATTTATTTCAACTAGAAACCATAGAGATTGTTAAAGGTAAATGTTCCGTATGGGGAAAAATAATTAAAGGATAATGAAGATAATATGGCAATAGATAGAGGAAAGAGTCAAACAGCAAGCCTATTAACTGGCACAGTTTGGCGAACTTTAACTCAACCTGGAAGTCTGGTGTCAATTCAAACTGCTGCATCAGAGGTGGCACAGTTGGCTCTAACTGCTCAAGAAGGCGATGTAGTTATTCGTTCTGATGAAGATAAAGTATATATGCACAATAGTTCATACGGAGGAACTATATCAGATTGGACAGTATTCGCTGTTACAAGTGATTATGTAGATGATGGGATAACAGCAGAAGATTTAGATGTTGACACTGATAGTGGTACGATTGATATTGATTTAGATTCTGAAATTCTCACTATTGAGGGTACTGGTGGACAAATCACTACTTCAGCTTCAAGTACAACAGTTACACTTGCTCTTGAACCCGTTTTAGTTGGTGTAAAAATTCTACCTTTAATGTCTTTTGAGAGCATTTCAGGTTCAACAACGCTAAATTTTACGACATATAATAACTTTCAATTAACTTTAACTGGTAATGTAACTCTTCAAAATCCTGATACCTACTTTGGTTATTCAGGACAATCTGGATATATAGCTTTTATTCAAGATGGTACAGGTTCACGAACAGTTACTTTAGGTACTATTTTTGAAACTGTCGGAGGTGGCGGTTTGACATTATCATCAGCAGCCGATACAACTGATTTAGTTCCTTATTTTATTCCTTATGCTAGTGCTTCTGGTGCTGGTGGCAGGATATTACTAGGAGCACCACAGCTCGCATTTTCATAATAGGAGATTAATGTGAATTTTAGAGAATTAATAAACGAAGTTTTAATTAGATTGAGAGAGGACACTATCTCTTCTGATTGGACAGGCGATATAAACGATTCAAGTGCAGTAACAGATTACCAGAAAGTAATCGGTTCTCTAGTAAATGATGCTAAGAGTCACGTTGAGTCTAGGCACGATTGGTTAGCACTCAGAGAAACTTTTACTGTGGCTACAGTATCGGGAACTATGGTGTATTCGCTAGGAGATGTTAATGCTGGTGCTGGCTCTAATCCTAAAATTCTTGATGTTATCAATCAAGCGACAGGAACACATCTATCTCAAGTGGGTAATGAATGGCTTAATGCTAGGTCTTTCCCTGCTGCTGATATAGCAACTGGAGAGCCTCATCATTATGCTTTTAATGGTTCTACTGTTAATCTCGCTACAAGACCGCCTGATATGAATGTAGACCTATACCCAGTACCTACTTCAGCACAGAACATTAACTTTAATATTATTAAGGTACAATCCGCCCTAGCTAGTGCTACTGATGTTTTAACAGTACCAGTATATCCAGTTATGTTAGGGGCGTGGGCGAGAGCAATCTCAGAACGTGGTGAGGATGGTGGTACACAATCTAGTGTAATGGCTCAAGAAGCCAATGAAGCTCTTAAACAAGCAATTATGCTTGATAGTGGTAATACAAGGTATGAAACAGATTGGTACATTAACTAATGGCAAAAGAATTATCGTACAAACCCTTAGATGATTTAGGTGTTAATGGGTTAAATACTCAGAGTAACCCTGCAACTTTAGACCCTTCTTGGCTGACTAAAGCAGAGAATGTAGTAATTAGAGAGTCTGGTCGTATCGCTCTAAGAAAAGGACTTAAACAGAAGATTGTTCCTACAGGTACAGCGATAGCCTCTTTAGTAGAACATAGAGATCAAAGTACAGATAAGATATTTGCTAGTTATGGTACAAGTATATATACAGTAGATTTTGGTAGTCCTACTGCTGCTTTCCCTAGTAGTGGTGATGATGTTAAACACACAGTTACAGGTTCATCTGGAAATTGGCAGTATGTAAACTTTAATGATAGGTTAAACGTATTTCACGAAAGTATAGTTCCACAGAGATATGATGGTTCTTTAGGTGTTGGCTCTAAATGGGCAGCCTATGATAATGCACATAGACCCTCTAGTGTAACTTCAGGGGAATTTAAGCCTAGTTGTGGTATGGGTTATTATGGTCGTATGTGGGTAGGTGGAGTTGCAGAAGGAAAAGATGTTATTTATTATTCAACCCTACTAGATAGTGATGACTTTAGAACTACATCAGAGAATGGTGCTTCAAACGGAGGCTATATAGATTTAAAGACTGTATGGGGAACAGATGAAATAGTAGCAATAGCTCCCTTCTATGGTAAGCTGGTTATCTTTGGTAATAATAATATTGTTGTATATGATAGTCCAGAAGTAATTGGAAGTATAGCACTTAATGAGGTAATTAGGGGTATTGGTCTGGTTTCAAGAGATACAGTTCAGGCTATTGGTGATGATTTGGTGTTCCTCTCAAGCACAGGACTACGCTCTCTTGCTAGAACAACCGAGAAAGATAAGCTACCATTACAAGATTTATCTCTAAACATAAAAGATACATTAATAAGAAATATCGGTAATAGTACAAATGTTAAGAGTGTGTATGTAGAAAGTGAGGGCATCTATATAATGTCATTTGTAGACAATAATATCAATTATATCTTTGACTTTAAACATGGAACTCCCAATGGTGCTCCTAGAATAACAACTTGGACTTTTGATAGTGATAGAGAACCAGCAAGTTTAGCATATACCAACCTATATGGACTCTTAGTAGGACAACAAGATGGTGGTTTGGCTGGTTATGAGAGGTATTTTGATACTGATGCTGCTGCTGCTGACGGTGGAGGAATAACTTATACAGACACTTCCTACACTTCAGAAATTCAAACAGTATGGCTGAATTTAGGTAACTCAGTTATAGCTGCCTTATTAAAGAGATTCTTTATGATTATCGAAGGTGGTAATGGCGCAACAGTTTGTATGAAATATTATAAGGATTTCAGTCCTGTTTCATCAGACTCCACTTGTGTAACTTTGAGTCCTGTGACAACTGGTACTGCGTTTCTATGGGGCGCAACTACTTCTCTTTACGGAGCAACCACAGCAGCTCATACACACGATTCAGCAGTTCATACTGCGTCTGCTACCTACAGACCAATTTACGGACTGAAGGAATATAGGATGCCACTTTTAGGAAGTGCAAAACATTTAAAGATAGCGGTAGACATTCAATCCAATGGGTTTGATTTGTCTATACAGGCTTTAACATTATTACATAAACAGGGGAAAATACGATGAGTCAATATTCAATAGCGGTGTCTTGGTCTGGTAAGGATGCCTTATCTGATTCAGATACTAATAAGATAATTAGCGGAGGGGATTTTAATACCGAGTTCTCGGCTGTCCAAACTGCTGTAAATTCTAAGGCGGACTTAAATGGAAGTGCCTCAGAATCTTTTAGTGCTACGACAGCAGCAGCAGATACGAATACAACACAAGTAGCTACAACTGCTTTTGTTGAAACTGCAACTTCGGCAGCAAATATCGCAGATGTCGTATATCCTGTTGGTGCTATCTTTACCACAGTAACAGCTTATGCCGATAGTGCAGCAGTTGTTACAGCAATAGGTGGAACTACTTGGGTAGCCTTTGGAGCAGGTAAGGTGTTAATAGGTGTAGATACTGGTGATTCGGATTTCA